CGTAAATCAGGCAATTTATTTGTCGGATAAGCCTTTGCCAGTTCCGGGTATTCTTCAGCAGAAAAAGCGGCACCGTTGCATTTCAGCCAGCCTGTCGGCGGAGTGGCGGAAGGCCACGGAACAGGCACACCAACAGGTAATGCAGAGCCTTCTCCCAAACCAAGGTTTTCGAGAGCCGTTTTCACCGTGCCGTCCGATTTGATATCGCCAAACGGATTTTTGCGGCTTAACAGCAGCGCACGAAGCGCGGTAAGCAACTGGTCGTGCCGCCCTTTCTCCAGGCTGGCACCGGAGGCCTCCACAACGCTGCAAAGCTCCTCCTGCAACATGTCAAAGTAGTCATCATCCAGATCGGTGGCAGGTGTGCCGGTCTGGGGGTTACCACGGGTAAAACCGTTCTTACCCGCGCCGAACTTATCCTTCTGCGCGGTTTTCGTGTCTATACGATGCATGAATTACTCCGGATATTTAAAAATTACGTAGGTATGCGACGGGCAGAGTTTGTTAAGCACACACTCGACAACGGTGTCGCCCCAGATACGCAGTGCGGAATCACAGGGATCGCCACATGTCATCCAGGTGGTGTTGGTGGCGGCTGGCATGTTGACCTGCCAGTAATACCGCCATTCCGGCGCATTCACAGCGTCAGTGCAGGCTGATGAGCAGGTGAACGTGCTTTTGTCGTATCGCGTGATGGTAGCGTCTGGTCTGCCCAGGGCAGCAAGCTGTGCAAGGTAAAAATCCTCATTGATGCCGCCCGCCAGGTTAACCTTCGCATCCAGTCGTTGCTGACGCTGGCGAAGGGTCTGTGTCCCTGCGGGAATACATTCATCCGGCAGGCCGCACAGACGCTCCCAGCGGTTTATCAGTTCGGTGGTGGTGCGCGGATCCAGCTCCCGCATCAGGGCATCCGCACGCTGATGAACGCGGGTTAATGACGGTGCCGAACCGGCAATCGCCGGATCGCTGGCTGACCACGCCGGACCGGGGGGCAACAGTGCAGACAACAGACGGATGTAATCATCGTTTGTCACGTCCATGAAATCGTCCCCAGAACCGCCAGTTCATTTTTTGCAATGGAGATATTGTCTGCCGGTGCAAGCAACTGATGGCTGTATTCCCCGTTCGCACCGGAAATCGCCTCACTGATACGCGACACCTTCAGTTCTCCCTGCGGATAACCATCACGCAGCAGGAACGAACGCAACTCCGCGGTGATGGCAGCCCGTATTTCCGGTGTATCCGGCGTCACGCGGATATGAAAATCCACTTTATGTGCCACCGGCCTGAATACATACAAATCAGAGCCTGCCACCGGGGCCAGTGGCCCGATATGTTGTCTTGCCGCCGTTTCCGTTGATTCTTCCGGAATGGGATTAATCAGGTCACTGCTGGCAATCATCACACCGACAGTTCCCGTTCCCATCCAGTGACGGTATGTCCATGCGCGGGTAATGCCGGGCACTTCTTTAGCCCAGACGACATAGTCCCCGTCAGCCCCGCCCTGCGGCGTCCAGTAATACCGCTCAATGACGCGGGCGCGCCACGTTTCCAGATCTTCAGTATCGAATCCGCCAGTCAGGGTATCTGCAACACCGGAAGACGGCAGACCATTCACCGGCGTGACCAGGATTAATGCCGTACCGTCGTCAGCGTTACCGACCGCGCCTGTAGTTGAGCAAGTGATCGGCACACGCAGGACACCACCGGAGCTGGTTGCATCGGCAGTTGCCGTGTACTGAACCAGGTCATCGCGCTGAATCACGCTCCCGGCAGTCACCTTCAGGCCATCGCTGACACCTTCCCAGCGCATATACCCGCTGGCAGCCGTGGCCCCCTTGCGCGGACACCGTTTCATCGCAGCATGTCGCGCCAGCCAGGACTCATCGCACAGGTCAGGCAGCATATTCATTGCCAGATAATCGATGTACCCGTAGACCGTATGCAGCGCCGCCGCATACACCTTTGCCCGCACGTCTTCATCCATGCGCCGGAGCGTGTTGCTGACGTCCAGCCTGGCGAATAAATCGTTACGGAGCATACTGATATTTTCTGCCAGCGTCGGGCGCTGAAATTCACTGTCCGCCATGCGTTATCGCACTCCACAGATCATCAAAAGAAATCATTACCGGTCCGTCACGACGCCAGAGAGTGATACTGTTACCCAGTTCATTAATCCCGGTACGGCGGATATCCAGATCAATACGGGACACCACGCCGTCATCAATCATCCATTGCAGGCATTCGCGGATATACCCCCTTACCGTCTGCACCAGCTGATTGGTCAGTTTGCTGCGCTGAAGCAGCCACAGTCGGGAGCCGTAACGGTCATTCTGTACCGCAGGCCAGGTATCCCCCCACCATCCCATCGGGACGTCGGCGTTGTCATCAGGCTCCGCCCGCCGCCAGGTAAACAGGGAAATCACCACGGCGCGGGTCAGCGGATCCAGCGGTGCGCTGGCGCAGGTGCGTTTACCGCTCACCGTCAGCCACAGTTCCATCATGCCTCCATCGCTTTATCAGGTTTGTCGGTGTTACTGCCCTGACCGTTCTCTCTGTGACGATGCCCGTTATAGGCAAGCCGCATCGCTGACATGGTGGTGCCGCCGGAGTCGCACAGGTCTTTCACCTGTCCGGTCACTTCCAGGTCCATTTCAAAACGTGCTTTAGGTGAATTGCGAAACGTGATCGTTTTACCTGCACCGTCCACCACGATCCCCTCCCGGGTCAGCGTCACGGACTGCCCCTGATCGTCATAGACAGCCACCTCACCCGTCTGCAGCCCTTTCAGGCGGTAGCGCCGGTCCGACACCGTAACAACCACCGCATGAGAACGGTCGCCATCCGGAAACAACACCACCGCTTCCGCACCGCTGTTTGCCCTTGCGGTAAAACCGTAGGGTTCAAGATGTTCAACCCCGGCTTTGGGTTCACCGGCAATCAGGGACACATCCACGGTCTGGCATTTCGTGGCGGCACTGATGCTTTTCACCACTGCCCGCCCAATCAGGCCGAGAAGTTGTCGCTGCATGGCTTCAATCGTCCTCATCAGAACGGGTCCTCCTGTACTCTGGCTTTTTTCTTTTTCCGCGCGCCGGGAGCTTCGGGTTCAGGCAGATAAGCATCAGGCGGGCCGACACGGATTTCCGTCAGGGTGCCGTTCTGGTCCTGAGTAAACGTGACTTCCGAGACAAGCAGTTCGGTATTGTCGAAACCACAGACCGGATCGAAGACAATCACCCGCTGGTTGGGCTGCCACAGCGTACCGTTACCCTGTCGCCAGCCCTGCACCACATAGGTGGTTTCATCCGTCCGCGCCGCCCGTTGTCGGGCTTCAAAGTCCGCACGGGCAATACAGCCTGCCCCCGTAGCCTGCCCTGTCTGCCTGATATACATCGGACGGTAACGGGCAATAAATGCGTCCTCTGTGCGGGCCCGCAGCGCGGTGGTGGTGGCCTCACCGAAATCATCGTCGTTTCCGGCACGCTGCCCCGCCACCTGGTAAACAGAAAACCGCTCCCGGATACTCTTCTCCGTATCACAGGAAAGGATGTTTTCCCCAAGTACCAGCGCGGTATGTGCCCGCGTTGAGCCAATACCACCAATCACCAGCCTACCGTGCGGGTCGTCGTAAGCCAGCGCCTGCTGCTGACCGAGTATTTTGTTGATTACCTCAATCACCGTTTCACCGTGATCAGGCTGAACATCAGGAATAACACCCGATGGCGCACCGCTGTTCACCACCTCAATGCCGAAAGGCGCAGCAAGCGCCTGCGCAATCTGCACCAGCGAGCGTCCGTTAAACTGTGTCGGTTCGGCTGCACAGTCAATCAGGTCAGCCGTCAGACTACGTCCGGCAATACCGGTGCTGACCGAACGGGCATCGTAACGAACGGGAGTCGCCTCCACCCAGCCGGTGATCACCAGCTCATCACCAATCAGCACTTCCACTTTTGAACCGTTTTTAATGCGCGGCTGAAGCGTGGTGATACCCTCATCTCCCGGCCACTGGCGAGTGATCTCCACACTGAAATCCCGCGCCAGCCGTTCAATACCGGCACCGATGCGCACCGATGTCCAGCCATTCCACTCCCGGCCATTTACCCGTAGCGTAACATTGTCGTTCATTGCACTGGCACCTTCAGAGGGATCACCGGCACAAAGCCGGGATGCGTAATGGCATTACGCCGGATAATGTCCGCGTCACGCGCCGCGTTATCAAACCAGGTCGCCGCCAGCACCAGCGCGGGTAAAACCTCATCCGGTGTGCGCTGAATAATCCGTGCAGACTGTTCAAGGCGCGTGTTGATATCCGCATTCAGATCTGCTTTCACCCGGCGCAGCACCAGAAACAGCGCATCACTGGTTGTACGGGACAACTCCTTATCAATTGCCGTATTCAGTGTGTCGCGAATGTCGGTCAGTTCTTCCCACGTTGGCAGGTCAACCGTGTTTTTCACCGCCGGTGCATTGTTCAGTGCCGGATGCGTGACGGAAGGCCAGCCAGTGCTCTGCGCGGGTGTTGTTGACTGCCCCACTGTGGCATTCTGCATCACCGCGGAAGTTGTGGGCGCAGGCAATCGTGTGACGGCATACGCCGCTTCGCTGATTGCGGTCGTACGAAGGGTGCTGGCAACCACGTTACGCTGCTGCGTCGCCGTGGCGGTGGTTTTACTGTCCGTTTTCCAGACGCCGCGCGGTTGCAGATCGCTGCCGAGGCTGACACCGGAAAGCGTTTTGATCATGGTGACCAGGTCGCTGGCGTTACCATAAAGGCGTTTCCCGGTACGCCACATTTTCTGCACCTGCTCAACGAAATTTTTGCCTGACGATGGCGGCGGCAGAAGTACCGAGATATCCCCCTGCAAAAGCCTGGCGGCATCCGATACGGCAGAATCCACCACTTTCATCGCATCAGAAACATACCCAAGCATTGTGCTGGCATTACCGACGACGTCGTTCTGCACAAAATCTGCCACGCCATCGATACTGAAACCACTGAAGCTGTCACTGATGCAGTCATCCAGTGCAGAACAGGATGACATCAGCGTCTGCGCCGTCGCCGCACCTGAAGTGGGGTAAGAGAGTTCTCCCGCTTCGACAAACTTCAGGTCAAAGCGGACAATACGCCCTTCACTCTTCGATGTGCTGACCCGAACTTCCCCGTCAACACAGACTTTCAGCTCACCGTAAGTCGGATGGACAAGCGTGCCGGGACCGGGTTTATTCAGCGCGTCAATCAGGCGATCGCGCTGGTCAAAGCAGTCATCTCCCACCACATAAGCTGTGATGGACGGGCGGAAAGTGATTTTCCCCAGGTCTTCGGTATAGGGCTTGTCGCGGTTCGGGTATTCGTGCGTTTCCACACGACGACCGGTTCCCGCACTTTCTTCTTCAACCTTAAATGGCACACCGCGAAATGACGCGTCCTGAAGTCTGTCTTTCCACGTCATATAAACTCCGTACATAAAAAATCCCACCGGAGTGGGACTCATTAACAGATTAATTTTTCATTACCTGCCAAAGCGCGTATAGCCAACATCATGGCTGACATCAAAACCGCTGGATCGCGTTTCCATAACCCGCATACCCGGAGGCGAATTCACAAAAGAGACCTTGATCTCACCATCAACTTTTGGCGCAGAAGCTTTGTTAATCATGAAGGGATTCGGGCCTGTGGCATCGGAGGCGTTGTTTGACTGAGCCGGATCCACCGCCTGATAAGGTGTGTATCCCCGTGCCGGTATTCCCGTCCCATAAGCATCATAAGCACCCGCGCCCCACTGCGCAGAGTTAATGGCATCGACCGTGTCACCGGAACTGTCGGTAAACCACTCAATAATTGGCTTCAGCTTGTCCCACATATCCTGAAACCACTTAACAACCGGTCCCCAGTTATTGATTACCATCCCCAGCGGCGACCAGGCAAAAACCTTCTTCAGAAGTTCCCAGCCAGCCTCAAAATAAGGACCAATGGTTTCCCAGAGCTTCTTGAAAAAAGGTCCGACAACATCCCAGTTAGTGATAATTAATCCCGCAGCCAGGGCTATCGCCGTCGCAATCATTCCAATCGGCGTCATCGACATGATCCTGCTGACAATACTGATGGCACCGCCAACGCCCATCAATCCCAGTTTCAGAATCGCAAGACCGGCAGCAAGCCCGACGACGCCGCGAATAACCCGGGGATTTTCATCCGCAAACTTCGTGAATTTTTCCCCTAACTCCCCCAGCCATTGCGTGATATTTTTGGCGTCACCAGAAAATGCGCCGCCAATAGCTGCAAGACCGTTAGTTGCGGTCCCCGTCATTGCCTCCCACAGGTTGGACAGCGTACCAAGCTGTGCCTGAACACGTTTATTCAGGCTGGCCTGTTTATTCATCTTCTGCTGGATCTGATCGTAACCATCCTTTCCTTTATCGATCAGAGCATTGACCACCTGAAGGGTTTCGGCATCATCACCAAATATTGCCTTAAGTACACCTGTTCGCTTAACGTCGGTCAGTTTTCGCAGCTTTGCCAGTTGCTTAAACATGTTATCAAGACCGCCAAAACTCCCTTTGCCGTCAGTAAAATCGAGCTGCACTCCGAGTTTCTGGCGGGCCATGACTTTATTGACGTCCCTGATTTTCTTAACGCTTAATCCGGACTGGATAACTTTTCGCAGGGCATTACCTGCCGACTCTCCGTTCATCCCCATCTGATCCATCATGACGCTGATAGGGGCAAGGCTCTGTGCAGCCTGAAGTCCGTCCTTATTCACCATCTTCAGAACAGAACTGGTTTTAGTGAAGAAGGACAACATGTTTGTATCGTCAACGCCCAGATAAAACGCCTTCTGGATAGTGTCGAACAGCCCCATCATGTCTTCTGACGCCGTTCCGGTAGCATCCTGCATCTTTGCAGCAAACTCAGCAGCCGCTTCCGGTGTTTTTTTCAGTTGTACCGCAAGATAAGCTGTCGCTTTACCCACACCACCAAGAATGTTTTCTGCCGGGATCCCCTGACGCACCAGCATCTGCATCATGTTCTGGAAATCAGCCGTTGTACCGGGTAGCTGGTTACCCAGGCCAATAGCCAGTTTATTGATGTCCTGAAAGCTCTTTCCAACCTCGCCGTTCGCATCCATCATGGCGACTTTCAGCCCGGTGGCGGCGTTTTCCTGATCAGCATAAGATTTCAGGGAAAGCGTCAGACCCGCAGCCAGTCCGCCACCAAGCGCCAGCCCACCCTGTGACGCTTCTTCCGCCTGGCGTTTAAATCCCCGGATTTTCTTTTGCATTTTCGACAGCGCGGGAGAAAGCCTGTCGACACCGGTGATCAACGCCTTAAGCTCAAATTCAGCCATGTGTGCGTTTCTCCTGCTCTATCCTGTTTGCCTGACTGACCAGCAAGGGAATTTCACTGATCGGCATATTCAGCAATTCGAAGGGATTAATGCGCCAGTAGCTGGCGCAGTCAAAGAAGCGATCAGTGAGGTATTCAGCCGTCAGGCCTGGAGGAAAAAACCAGCCACAAGCCACGCCGCAGCATTCAGGTCTGCCGGAGACATCTGGTCGACAGAGTTTTGCGGCACTTTCGCCAGCCGCACAATGTATTTCGATACCACATGCGCCAGAAGTCTGACGGACTCATCCTGATTCATCTGGTAGGGATACCCCAGCTCGCGGACATCTTTCCCGGTGGGCTCATCAAACTCCAGTACGGAGAGTGTCTCGCCATGAGCGGTAATCGGTTTCTTTAACTCAAGCTCTTTCATTACTGGTAATCCCCTTCTTCACCGTGGAACTCAAGATCAACCGTCCCTTCTTCGGCATTATGGTTCGCTTCGCCGTGCAGCCAGGCAGACGACAGTACATAGACCTGACCGTTCGCCAGCTCGGCAGTGATGGTCATCTCATCAGACGAGGTGATTTTGCTCACCGGAAAATTCTTCGGCACCTTGAAGGTCCCTTTAACATAAGGCGCACGGTGAGTTTCCTTGCGGTCCACTGAACCGTCCAGGCCGATGATGTCATCATTGACCGTCCTGTTCATGGGCACCTCAATGCCGCCGGTCAGCGATAGCTGCTGACCGTCAATTTTGAAATAACAGGTTCCCCCGATACGGGCCATTATGAGGACTCCTCTGAATACTGAAGACGGAACTGGTTAACCACGGCAAAGACACGCAACTGGTTAACATAGTCAGGCGGGAACAGCGTGTTCAGGCGGTTCGGATCGCTGGCATCACGCTCCACAACCAGGTACTGCTTGAACAGTTCGTAGTTTTCCACGATCCCCGCACGCTCAAGCTGACGGTAGGTTGCCAGCAGTTCCCCTTTGATCACCGCCGGGGTGACAATCGCCTGACCGGGACCAAAGCGGGTACCGTCGCTGGCAAGCTTGTGACGCCCGTACTTACTGGTAATGACGGATTTCAGTTTGCGCAGTACATACGCACTGGTATGCAGCGTCTCGCTGTCGAGGTAGCTGTTATCCGCAACCCCGTAAGCGTTTTTCCTGTACGTGGTGACATCACGCTGAATGCGTAGTACCCCGCTTTCGACATACGCCGTTGCCACGCCATGAGACAGCAGGGTCTGTTGTTCGGTCATCGTGAACCGTTTCCCCTTCGGCGCAGGCAGCATACCCACCAGCTCACCGGTCTGCGTGGGACGTGCCGGATCGTTGCGGATAAACACCGCTGCGCGGGCGGTACGGCTTGCCGCCAGCTCGTCGGCAGGCGTCTGGGTGTCTTTTTCGTACCCCGCCAGGGTAATGTGCTGCTGGTTAAAGTGGTCACCTGCGGTCACCAGTTCTGACAGCGTGCCGGTCTTTGCCGTATACACATGACCATACAGCTGACGCGCATAGCTCCAGCGACCGCTGGTATCGTTCATCTCGGTCACCAGCGTGTTAACGGAGGCCGTGTCGTTGAACGGCAGGCCAATATAATCAAACGGCTCATCCGCCATTGCAGCCACCGCGCCGGTGAGAACCGGAGCACCCGTTCCGGCGGTACCCGTCGCCACGGCAATCTGTACGCCCGCTGGCAGCACTTCGCCCCCACCAAAGCCGTAGTAATTGAGGCTGACAGGAATTTCATTCCCGCAAAGCCCCTTATGACGCGCGGTCAGTGTGACCACGCCTGCCGAAGATGAAGCCGTAAACGGCAGGGTCGGAACGGCATTGATGGCATCCTGGATACTGCTGGCAATCATCGTGACGTTATCGCCGTTAGTCACCGGTGCCTGCACGCGGGTACGTCCCACATACACATTCACCGTGCCGCTTTCGGTTGCCGCCCCGGTCACCGTCAGCGTAACCGTTGCCGCCGCGCCTGTGGATTCAGGAACGGCAATCACATACAGCTCGCCAAACGGGTCAGTCTGGCGATAAGCCTCGACCATACGCGCCAGCTGACTTCCCGCACCACAAATCTGGCGTGCATAGTCTGCCGACGGCATCAGTACCAGACTGTTGGCAACAATCTCTGCACCGTTATTGGCATGACCAATCAGCAGCGATGCTCCGCTGTCCTGTGCAGTATTCGCCGCCTGGTTATCCATTTCCGCATAAAACAACGGAACCAGCGTATTCGACGGAATGGTGTTAAAGCTTATCGTCATCGGTATTCACCTTTTTATTCACGCGCCGGATATCACCCGCTGCTTCACGGCGCAGCCAGTAGTTGTTCTCGTCAACATTTCGCCCTTCGGCGGGCAAAAGGTCGCCGCGGGCAGGATCAGGAACTGACCGCCCTTTAACAGGTTTGACAAACATGAGGATCCTCAGGAAGGAAGGGTTATTTCGGTGTGATGTTCGATATCGCCGTCAGGCCCGTTACCGGGCTCGAGATAATCAACATCAATCGCCAGCGTTCGCAGTTCATCCAGACTGTTCAGATCATCCTGCTGGCGGGTATCGTCTTCAGTCAGCTCGCTGATGACCGAAAAATCGAACTGATAAATCAGCTCATGACGATTCAGATCCAGCAGCGTGCCGCCGTCATAGGTAATCGGGTTACCGCACGCCTCCGGATTCCAGCCCAGCAGAGCCTTAAAGAGCATCTGCCGGACATCGTCCACCACATCATACGAGGCAAACTGACCGCGCTCATCACGCCCGTTACTCAGTATGACAACCACGGAGAAGCCCTCTTTCAGCTCCTGCCAGTAGTCGGTCTGGCTTTTGTTTTCTCCCGGAGAATCATCCCCCGGTACCACATACGCCGCCGGGAGTCTCAGCTTTCCGACCTCCGGCAGATTTTTGAACTGTGCCGCGCCTGCCACCCGGTTTTCAAAATACGGGCAGCGGGCACGCAGCGCAGCAATAACAGGCGTCAGTTTCATCTGTGTCGTCGCTCCGGCTTCAGTGATTTACGTAATTCCCGCGCCAGAAAATAGCGTGTCCAGCTGCGGTTCTTTTCAAGCGTTTCCACCATAAAGTTATTACGTGGAGCCAGCCGCCAGCCGCTGCCACCGGATGCACCACGATGATGGCTGCGACGACGCTTTGCCCCTCGCCTCACGCCATAGAACAAAAAAGCCGGATAAAAATCACCGGTGATGCGGCGGTTTCCCTCACCATTACGCTGGTTAGGGGCTATACGTGCCATAAAACCGGGGCGATGTTTACTGGCTCTGGGTACCATATAACCAATCGAACGTGCCAGGCGTCCGGTCTGATAACCGGGGTTTTCACCCGGTGCCGACCGCGCACGGCGCATCACCAGCCGACGGGCATCACGCATATGACGCTGACCAATCGTGACAAACGCCCGCCGGACACGGGCGCGGTTAAAGCGCATCTCCGCGGGCTGCTGAAAATCAACGTGCAAAAAGGAAGTCGCCATTGCTGCCTCCGTGACTCTGCGTAAATTCGCCCAGTTCCGTACACTCCAGCAGCAGAAAGCGCCGCGCCCCGTTCAGATCGCGCTGACGTTTCACCCGGTACACACTGTCACCGCAGACCACCTCATAATCAGCGGTGATCCCCCGGCGGTAGCGAATGGTGATGTAATGGGTGATGGCGTCCCCGGTCTGCGCGGTTTCCTGCCAGGTGGTGGCACTGGTCTGGATAACCTTCGCCCATGCCCGGAACGCAACCGGGTATTGAGGCTCCACGCCAAAGTTATCCGCGGGCATATCCACCCGCTGGCGGATCAGGACGCGTTTATTCAGTTCGCCGGGGTCCGGCAGAATGTAGGTTGCGCTGGTCTGCGCCTGACGAATTTTCATAGTGGTATAAGGCGATAAGGAGCAACCAACCAGTTAAAACTCATTGGCAACTCCATTTTCTCAACGTCTGTAACCGTTGAGCGGTTTTCGTAGAAATGGCTGACAAGTAGCAGAAGCGCCAGCTTCACATCATCAGATATCACAAGCCCATCAGGATCATCCGCAGGCCTGTCATCTGCGGTTGCATACAACGTACGGTTAAGGAAGTTTTCCGTTCGACTCTGAGCGGCCTTACCAAGCAGTTCAAGCAACTCATCTTCATCAGAGAAATCATCATCCAGACGGAGCTGAAGCTTAATCTCTTCCATTTTTAACAGCATAAAACCTCCTGTGCCCGCCAGAACGCGGGCACAAAAAAACCGCATTACGCGGCGTGCTGTATTACGTAAAAGACTAATCAACCACCAACGCTACCTTTCCCCACCAGCGCTTTAATGGCAGAGGTGTCTTCCAGGATACAGTCAAAACGATGGAAGGCCAGAAAACCGGTCTGATCATATTCCGCGTAACGCTCAACCAGACGTTTAAGAATCATGTATCGCACACGACGGATAATGAAGCGATCAAAGTCACCACAGAACATGAATTTTTTACCCGCCCCGATATCATCAATTTCCTGATCAATGACATACGGTACATTCAACACTGAAGCAGGTGCCACACCAACAATATCCGGCAACCATAAAGGGCGTCCCTGACCGTCTTCCATCTCACTGATCAGTTTCAGCGTATTATCGTTAAACGCCAGGCGGAATTTCGGTCCGCGACGATATGCAGGATCAATGCTGTGTTTCAGAGCCAGAATTTCCTGCCACTTCACCGCATTTGCCGCGGCAGTCTGTGTTGTGCCGGTCACTGATGCTGCCAGCCCTTTGGGTTGTTTAGGCGTACCCGCACCAGTCCCCTGAATCAGATAACGGGCTTCACCACGACCAATACGTTCAGCAATGCGACGGGCAAGATAAGCTTCCATATCGATCGCGCTGTCCTGCAGCAACTCATTAGACACACGAATGATTTTCGATGTCATTTTGAGCGCCCCAAGGCTCCCCATACCGAAATCGGTGTCTTCTTCACCGGCTTCTTCATTTTCGCCCAGCAGAACACCAACTTCGGAAGTACCATCAGCTGTTGCCCACTCCATAGTGCGACCATCTGAAGTGGTCAGAATCTGCGCCACACTGGCGATGCCACCGTAGGATTTCATCTTCTCAACAACTTTCGCCAGGAATGTTTCTGGTACGGTATATCCGCCCTTTTCATCCTGAGCTACACCCTGGGCACGAAGTTCACGCAACGCCTTTCGTTCTTCTGATGTCAGCTCACTGGCACCGTGACGCATCCACTTATCAAAAACCTGAGCTCGTTTCTCATCCTGTTGTGGATTGTTTTCCGGATCAAGATTCTGACGCTGCTCTTCCTCATTGCTTTCAATGTACGCCTGATCCTGACGACGCAGTTCTTCTTCGCGTGCAATTCGTTCATCAAGCGCTTCCAGTTCGGATTTTGCTTTGTTCCACTCAGTGCGCTGCTCTTCCGTCCATGCGTTATCACCAATTTTTTCATTCAGGGCGCGCATGTCAGTTGCGATAGTATTACGTTTCTGTTTCAGTTCATGCAGTTTCATGATGTTTCCTTTACGCGTTAAGAAGGGTCAGGACGCGTTCACGCGCCATACGTTGATTAATGGCTTTCTGTAGCGCGCCGCTGTTGCGCGCCTCCTGCCATGCTTTCATGGAGCGAACAGCCGAGTCAGCCTCCTGATAGGCAGGATATGTCACAGGACTGACATCCAGCAGACGGGAAAAGCGGGTTATCTCGCGAATAACAACCCCATCCTCATCCTGATACCACTCCTCACCGTCACGGGCGACACGGAAAGCGAAAGATGACTGGTTAATATCTCCACGTTGCATCGGGGCCAGCACCAGATCACGAATGGTCTGTGTCTCCGGAGCCTGGATGTCATAGCGTAATCCGCGCTCATCAACTGAAAGATTCAGCGTGCCTGCTGCACTACGCCCAAGAATAAAATTAGGATCGTGGTTAAACAGTGCGCGTACATCATCACCAAGCACATCGTCAAAAGCGCCGGGCCGGATGATTTCGCGGAATGAACCGAATATCAGCTCAGAACGACAGTCAAACACCGATCCATAACCGATAATGTGCGCCGGGTTATCGTCATGCCTCTCAGCACGCACCTCACCGCTGTAACAACGGATTTCACGGTCATTCATTGGTTTTTCCCTCATCGTTTTTTGGGGGCTTAAAATCTCCTGCCGGGTTAGCAGCGTTCACGCTTACCAGCATCTCATCCAGCCCTTCAACCGGATTCATATCCTCGAATGCGCGGGCCTCATTACGGCTCATCCATCCATCGGTAATAGCGAAGTGATAGAATTGCGCGCGCTCCTGCGGAGTTCCGCGTAAAAGCCCCGTCAGATTGAACCTGACGTAATACCCGGCGGCTAACTCAGCGCGGGTAAACAAGCGACGGTTAAGCTCCTGCTCCCAGTTCGTCACCCACGGCATCATCGTGTAGCGGACAAACTGAATCGCCTGCGCAGAAATATTGGAGAAGGTGGCTTTTTCGAGGTCATTAATCATGTGCGCAGGAATATTGAAAATACCGGCGATCATTGAACGGTTCAGCTTCATCATGTCAATGATCTGAGCGTCAACTGGCGACACAGTCAGTGCCTTGTAATCCAGATCGGCTGGCAGCAGCATGGTTTTGTTTTCCTGGCGGCGTAACGCCTGCGATGCCTTCTGCCACTGATCTTTAAGCCAGCCCCAGCTTTCCTTATTGAGTCCGCTTTTAACGGATACTATCCCCGCCGGACGGGCATTACCGCTGAAGAAGCTTTCTGTGTACTTCTGACCGCTCATCCCCATGCCTATTGTTTCGGCATGTTGCATAATCGGACTCAGCCCCATCTTCTGATTATTACCCAGCGCACGGATGTGGATCATATCGTCCGGACTGATCGCAAACGCCCCATATTCGTTGTACAAACCGTAGGTATATCGGCCACCAGTATTCATCAGCGTCGTTTCCCACGGCATACAGCAATCCAGGGATATGACTTCACCGCGACGATTACGTTTCACCCAGGTATACCCATTCCCCCAGCCAAGGATGTGACGTTGCTTCAGTTCGCGCCATTTGTAGCTGGTTTGCCAGGTATTGGGCTCATCATGAACCAGATAAAACGCAGGATGATCGCGTGCGGGTTCAACCTTCCCCTTGTGCCTGCGCATAACATGCAACGGCATCTGGGCAAGGCTGGAAGACAGGACATAGATACAGGAATACACCGCAGCCAGTTTCATCGCAGTCTCAGGACTGACATAAACGTCTGCCCGGAACAGCCCATCAGTATCAACGGCATCCCCGGTTATCGGGGTGGAAGGATTCTCCAGTGATTTACTTCTGAACAGAGCATCAAGCAGCACGCGTCCCCCTTCTGGCCATAGCCAGTGCGCCCACCAGCAGTAAAGCACCGGACAAAATCAGAGCCGGAGCCATACCAAACTGCAGGTAAACCCCGCACGTAAGCAGGCCAAAACCAGCCAGCCCGATAACATCAGCAATTAGTGATTTCATAGAATTAAGAGATCATCGTCCGGATCAAGAGATGAGAGGAAATCGTCAGGTTCTTTGAGCATTGCCCGACCGATCGTCATAATCAGTGCAACCGCACCATCGATTTTGTTTTCCGTCTGCTCCTTGACGGGCTTCACTAAATCATCGTTACCTGGCATGTTTTTGCCGACCACATTGCCGATACACCAGGTCATGATGGGATTGCCGTCATGATGAAAGCGTCCCGATTCAATCGCTGCTTCCAGCTCTTTCATCGGATCGGACATATTGGCGAAGTTCTGGACGATAGTGACGGGATTCAGATCTTCATCAGCAAGGTCATGCGACAGCCCGGTCGCCCCGAAGGGGTCGATGGGTGACTCACTGACCGGGCTGATTTTGTTCGCCGCTTTGGCCTCCTCGAGGATGTAGCGATAATCCACCTCTGCACCATCGGTAACGGTCAGGACGCCCATTTCCACCCATTTCTGAAAGCGTTCGGCTGTCCGTCTATCTTCATTTTTCTCGACGCTGTACACCGTGTCATACGGTACCCAGAAGCGCGGGGCCACACTGTAGTAATGCGTTTTACCGTCAATCTCGCGGGTATAAAGTCGCGCCATGCTGTTCATATCCAGCTTACGCGCCAGGTCAAAGGCCAGAATGCACGGCTGCCCCTCGAACTGCTCAAGGGTCAGTGATTTATCCTCGCAGCTCTGCCAGCTCACCAGGTTGAAATACGCCGAACGCGCCGACACCCAGATATTGAGGTGTTTTGTTTTAAAGACGTTTGCCAGACGGGCGTTATTTTTCGCACGCTGCTGCTGACTTAACAAAAATTCGCGATAAACCGACACGCCAATATTTGGATTGGCTTTTTCCAGCACCTGCGGGTCGGTCCAGTCGTCACCTTCATCAACGGTATAGATGATCCCGAACAGTTCATCGTTAGGCACCGAGCCGTTGAGCATCTCGATGACTTCCCGCCGCTTGTCGTAGCACGGCCCCTCAATGTTGTACCCGGCGGTGGTGATGGCCCACATCAGTGGCTGACGTCGCGCCCCCATCCCGGTAAGCATTGTGGTATAAAGCGCATCGGTGGCATGCTCGTGATATTCATCAACCACGGCACAGTGGGGTGATGAACCATCACCGGGGTTACCGATCAGCGGTTCAAACCGCGCGCCATCCTCCGGACGGTTCATGTTTGAAGCGTTAACCTCAATCCCGAACGCTTCCGTCAGCATGGGTGTGCGTTTACACATCAGTCGCGCCGGGCGAAAGACTTCCCACGCCTGTTTCTCTGTCGTGGCACCGGAATACACTTCCGCGCCAAACTCGTTATCACAGGCAAAACAATACAGGGCAACACCAGCAGAGATTGCTGATTTGCCGTTCTTACGGGGGATTTCGGTATACACCTCCCGGAAGCGGCGCAACCGGGTGCCTTTATTGACCCAGCCAAACGCACAGCAGATCACAAATAGCTGCCACGGCTCCAGCGTGATGGGCATCCGTTTGAATGCCCACTCACCCTTGGTGTGCGGCAACAGCTGAATAAATTTCGCGGCCCGTTCAGCCAGGTCCTTGTCGAAGCGGTAACGAAACGACTTACTTTTTTCCGCCATCAGGTCATCAAGATGGCGCTGGCAGGCCTGAATCACAAACTGGCAGGCCACAATCTTTCCGCGCACGACATCCCGGGCATACTGATTGGCAGCATTTACGTTGGGGTAAGATTTCCTGCTCATGACTCGATGATTTTCAGAAACGGGTTAGTGGCTTTCTTCTGCCCCGCCAGGCCAATCAGACGCTGGCGGCTGCTGGGGTCGAGTCCGAGCATTGCCCCCGTGCTGCTCATCTCGGACTCCTGTTCTTTCTTGGCGGTCAGCTCCGGGTTTTTGACCATACCGCCCATTGCACCGGTAATGGTGTTGCCCTGGCTGGCAATATTTTTCACGGCACGTCGCCAGAACTCATAGGCCACGCACCACCGCTCAAGCACCGCGAGGTCAGTCACGCACAGCAGGCCCTGACCGCAGAGTTCTTTGGTTGTCAGTTGCCACATGATCGTGGCGAGAGGGAGATCTTCTTCAGCGAACCACTCCGGTGGCTCAACACCTTTGATGGGCGTAAAAACAGGTTCATCTTTATTCAGGGCTCGCTTGCCGGGGTTTCCGGCCAGCGCCTTGCGCGCCGTTGGCTTGGGGCGACGCCCGGAACGCCCCGCCGTTCCAGCCATATGCGGCACTCCTGGTTAAATTTCATTTTTCGCGGGTATAAAAAAACGATGGGGCGGGCAGTCCGGAAGACGTCAGGTCACAGAGATTTGACCCGCCCCTCCCCTCAGACAGTTGAGAGTTATTATCACTTAAGCCGTTCACGGGCCGTCTTCGCCTTATGACACGGCCAGCACAGACTCTGCAGATTACTGTCGGCATCAGTGCCGCCATGTGCTTTAGGGATGATGTGGTCAACGGTTTTCGCTTCACGCGCCACACCAGCACGCAGACATAACTGACACAGGCCTTTGTCACGTTGCAGCACACGCGCGCGGATAGCGTCCCACTTAGAACCATAACCGCGCTGATGACGGGATTGTCCTGACTTGTATTGCTTCCAGCCTTCGCTTTTGTGGCTTTCGCAGTAGCCTGACGGGTCTGTCGTGGTATTACGGCAGCCGCGAACGCGGCAGGATTTTGGAGTTCGAGGGGGCATAAATATATTCCTGTTCTTTGTCCGGACTATTTGCCTGCTGCCAGCAAAGCGTTACGGCGCATATCGATACTTCGAATCCCCGCTTTGTCAATATTGCATTGTCCCAACGCCGAAAGCAGGCTCACATTCAGATCCAGACTGGCCCCATAGGTCAGCGGCTCGGGAATGACTGGCTGGGGAGTTTCAGTAGTCAGGCTTGCTGGCAACGGTACCGCCGGAATCGGTACGTAAACTGTTCGCGTACTTCCGCAACCGGTCAGCAGCGGCAGCAGGCACATGACGTGAAGCACAATCATCATCCGCAACAGCCACTTTGATATCTTCCTGGGTTCTCTGTGACTCCAGTGCGATCTGCTGTTTTGCATGCTGGTTAGCCTCTATAACTGTATTGATGATTTGCAGTGATTGAAGAACGTTACGGGTAATGGCAGTTGCTGATTCAGCATTTCGTACAGCCTCATCAGCACGCTCCTTTTCGTGCTGATATTTGCTGTAGTAATGCCCAGCAGACCAGATGAAGGAACCAATGACGCTAACAACGAAGGCAACAATAACCAGCTTATATCTCAGCTTCATTTACTACCCCACCAGCTTTTTTAAATCGGGCAATCAGGTCACCGATTTTATGTTCATACTGACCGTAACCTGCACCAGGTAACGACGCCCAGATATTGCTGCAACGGTCGATTGCCTGACGAATACTGCCGCGGTCAATCATCGGTAAAGCACCACGCTCTTTAATCTGCTGCAGAGCTACAGCGTCCTGGCTTTCTGGAGAAAAATCTTTCAGGCCAAGCTGTTTACGGTAAGCATCCCACCAGCGTGAAAGAAGCTGGTAACGTCCGGCAGCTGTTGATTTGAGTTTGGGGTTTAGCGTGACAAGTTTGCGAGGGTGATCGGAGTAATCAGTGAACAGTTCGCCACCAACAATAACATCATAACCGTGGTTACGTGTCGGCTGTCGCCCGTTATCCGTTCCTTCTGACCATGCCACCATATCCAGGAAAGCTTTACGCTGGGAATTTAGTGCCTGCATAAATTACTCCTTCGAGCTACCAAATTTGTTACCGATTACTCGCATTGCAGCCCCACGAATAGCATCGACACCGATCAGCCCCACGCCACCACCAATGGCAACAGAAAGCGATTTAGGCCATCCGACATACTCAAGAGCGGATGCAAAGGTCAGCGTCAGAGCGCCACATAGCAAAATCTCGAGCGTTTTTCGCTTCCAGCCACCACCACCGCCAAAATAGGCGATGCGCAAACCAGCCATAACGATCGACATAATCACTGCGCCCAGCGGGGTGTCTCCACGCCACCAGCTCTGGAGCAACTCCAGCCAGGTATTTGGGTTATGAGGCATTTATAGTTATCTCTCACCTTGCTGATACAGCAGGTGCAAATTGAGGGAATATCAGGAACCGCAAATCAGAAGCGGAAACGTCAAAGAAGCCGAGCAAATGGATAACTGCGGGATAGGCCAAGCCCAACTAACAGCCGGGCCAGAGACGACAAAACCCGCTCATCGGCGGGTTTAAGCTGCGTGGCGAAGTAACCACTCTTAACACGATACAATACTTTTTGCGTACGCGTTAGTTTTTTATTATTTTGCTTTTTGATATGATTAACGTGGTTACAAACAAGGAGAACTGCAATGAGTAACTACCTAGAATTTAAGAAAAAAATTGGTGAATATGCAAATGTTACTCGGTGGGGTTTCCCCTGTACCGAGCGTGAAATCACTTTGATACAAAATGACATTAACTCCGCGCTTCAAAGTGGTAAAGTTATAAGTCGTAGCATGCTCCAAGGCATTATCAGCCGTCATGTTCCCAATACCCAATTCTTAATCACTGAAAGTGTGGACAACTCTGATCTTAACACTGCATTAAGAATGCTGGCACCAAAACAAAAATGAATAATGATGTGTTTCAGATCAGCCCCGACGAAGTAACGTCGGAGCTGACTTCTGCAAAGGAAAGATTTTTACGTGGTATTCAGCCATACGTGCGTAATGGCGGTATATCAAACCTTGCTGACCTACATGAAGTTCAGCAGCATGCTTCAAAATATTTTAATACCGCTGTTAAGTTAGTTCAAAAAGTAGATTTATGTAAACTGGATGACAATAAGACATTCGCCATTTCGTTAGCTGGAGACTGTCGAGCAGTTCTGGAAACTTATTTAGAATACTACGACATGATGGTGGCAAACATTAAACACCTAAAAATTGATCCAGACAATATTGTATTGTATAGCAAAGATGGTCTATCAAACATCCAAAGAATCATTAAAAAGTACTCATCAAAAGATATTTACACCGCTATTATTGCGGAATTTGAGTCTCGAAAATTGCCAATCGATGGATTTACTATAGGTACCCCAATGAATTGGAAATTAATTGTCACTGCTATTATTGGATTTTTAAGTTTTTGTATTTTTTTATCAATTACACTGTTAATGCCAGACTTGAATGAGTTTCAAAAGAAAATGATTTCTTCTTTATATTTCATGAGTGCGGCCGTTGGAATATCACCATTCATTGCAAATAATATAAAGGTCAATGGGAAGATGGTATTTCGTGGTTCGGAATTTAAAGTATCTGCTATTGGTGGTTTAGCAACATTGATTGTTTCTTTCATCATCCAAGTAATTTAGTAAAGAGGCCCTAAGGCCTCTTATAATCATAGCATTGATAGCACACCACTAACAAAACCTAATGCTGTTTGCATATCTTTTCTAATTGTCCCATCAGAACACTTACGCTTCTTCGCAATGGCGCGTAATGAAATACCAATAACAAAGTGGGCAATTATTAGCTCATATTCTTCTTGTTTATATTTACGTAACCGTGCGACACAACCGTCTATCATGATCCCTTCATCATCATCACACTGGAGACGTGTTTTTTTACCATGAGGTAAAAGCCCCTTGAAGCCTGCTGCTATCGGCTGCCAGTCCACACTACTGTTATCTGCTGCAGCCCATGCTCCCCAGCGGTCCAAAACTTCATACATGTCACGCATCAACTTTCTCCACAACATCAGCCCAGTACGCCAGTTGCCAGCGCACGATCGATAAAACGAAATATCAGCTCCAACTGAGAGCCATACTTCTCTTCAAATGCCACGGTATCCGCATGCAGTTCGTCGTGATGCTTTCTGCACAAAGGCAACACAAAGAGGTCATGCGCTTTTGTACCCATTCCCCCCTGACCGTGACCTATCAGGTGGTGAGGATCATCAGCGGGCTTTCCACAACATGCACACGGCTGTGTCTTAACCCAGCGNTATTGCCCGTTACCGTCCGATGTATATCAGGCAGACAGGGCAGGCTACGGGGGCAGGCTGTATTGCCCGTGCGGACTTTGAAGCCCGACAACGGGCGGCGCGGACGGATGAAACCACCTATGTGGTGCAGGGCTGGCGACAGGGTAACGGTACGCTGTGGCAGCCCAACCAGCGGGTGATTGTCTTCGATCCGGTCTGTGGTTTCGACAATACCGAACTGCTTGTCTCGGAAGTCACGTTTACTCAGGACCAGAACGGCACCCTGACGGAAATCCGTGTCGGCCCGCCTGATGCTTATCTGCCTGAACCCGAAGCTCCCGGCGCGCGGAAAAAGAAAAAAGCCAGAGTACAGGAGGACCCGTTCTGATGAGGACGATTGAAGCCATGCAGCGACAACTTCTCGGCCTGATTGGGCGGGCAGTGGTGAAAAGCATCAGTGCCGCCACGAAATGCCAGACCGTGGATGTGTCCCTGATTGCCGGTGAACCCAAAGCCGGGGTTGAACATCTTGAACCCTACGGTTTTACCGCAAGGGCAAACAGCGGTGCGGAAGCGGTGGTGTTGTTTCCGGATGGCGACCGTTCTCATGCGGTGGTTGTTACGGTGTCGGACCGGCGCTACCGCCTGAAAGGGCTGCAGACGGGTGAGGTGGCTGTCTATGACGATCAGGGGCAGTCCGTGACGCTGACCCGGGAGGGGATCGTGGTGGACGGTGCAGGTAAAACGATCACGTTTCGCAATTCACCTAAAGCACGTTTTGAAATGGACCTGGAAGTGACCGGACAGGTGAAAGACCTGTGCGACTCCGGCGGCACCACCATGTCAGCGATGCGGCTTGCCTATAACGGGCATCGTCACAGAGAGAACGGTCAGGGCAGTAACACCGACAAACCTGATAAAGCGATGGAGGCATGATGGAACTGTGGCTGACGGTGAGCGGTAAACGCACCTGCGCCAGCGCACCGCTGGATCCGCTGACCCGCGCCGTGGTGATTTCCCTGTTTACCTGGCGGCGGGCGGAGCCTGATGACAACGCCGACGTCCCGATGGGATGGTGGGGGGATACCTGGCCTGCGGTACAGAATGACCGTTACGGCTCCCGACTGTGGCTGCTTCAGCGCAGCAAACTGACCAATCAGCTGGTGCAGACGGTAAGGGGGTATATCCGCGAATGCCTGCAATGGATGATTGATGACGGCGTGGTGTCCCGTATTGATCTGGATATCCGCCGTACCGGGATTAATGAACTGGGTAACAGTATCACTCTCTGGCGTCGTGACGGACCGGTAATGATTTCTTTTGATGATCTGTGGAGTGCGATAACGCATGGCGGACAGTGAATTTCAGCGCCCGACGCTGGCAGAAAATATCAGTATGCTCCGTAACGATTTATTCGCCAGGCTGGACGTCAGCAACACGCTCCGGCGCATGGATGAAGACGTGCGGGCAAAGGTGTATGCGGCGGCGCTGCATACGGTCTACGGGTACATCGATTATCTGGCAATGAATATGCTGCCTGACCTGTGCGATGAGTCCTGGCTGGCGCGACATGCTGCGATGAAACGGTGTCCGCGCAAGGGGGCCACGGCTGCCAGCGGGTATATGCGCTGGGAAGGTGTCAGCGATGGCCTGAAGGTGACTGCCGGGAGCGTGATTCAGCGCGATGACCTGGTTCAGTACACGGCAACTGCCGATGCAACCAGCTCCGGTGGTGTCCTGCGTGTGCCGATCACTTGCTCAACTACAGGCGCGGTCGGTAACGCTGACGACGGTACGGCATTAATCCTGGTCACGCCGGTGAATGGTCTGCCGTCTTCCGGTGTTGCAGATACCCTGACTGGCGGATTCGATACTGAAGATCTGGAAACGTGGCGCGCCCGCGTCATTGAGCGGTATTACTGGACGCCGCAGGGCGGGGCTGACGGGGACTATGTCGTCTGGGCTAAAGAAGTGCCCGGCATTACCCGCGCATGGACATACCGTCACTGGATGGGAACGGGAACTGTCGGTGTGATGATTGCCAGCAGTGACCTGATTAATCCCATTCCGGAAGAATCAACGGAAACGGCGGCAAGACAACATATCGGGCCACTGGCCCCGGTGGCAGGCTCTGATTTGTATGTATTCAGGCCGGTGGCACATAAAGTGGATTTTCATATCCGCGTGACGCCGGATACACCGGAAATACGGGCTGCCATCACCGCGGAGTTGCGTTCGTTCCTGCTGCGTGATGGTTATCCGCAGGGAGAACTGAAGGTGTCGCGTATCAGTGAGGCGATTTCCGGTGCGAACGGGGAATACAGCCATCAGTTGCTTGCACCGGCAGACAATATCTCCATTGCAAAAAATGAACTGGCGGTTCTGGGGACGATTTCATGGACGTGACAAACGATGATTACATCCGTCTGTTGTCTGCACTGTTGCCCCCCGGTCCGGCGTGGTCAGCCAGCGATCCGGCGATTGCCGGTTCGGCACCGTCATTAACCCGCGTTCATCAGCGTGCGGATGCCCTGATGCGGGAGCTGGATCCGCGCACCACCACCGAACTGATAAACCGCTGGGAGCGTCTGTGCGGCCTGCCGGATGAATGTATTCCCGCAGGGACACAGACCCTTCGCCAGCGTCAGCAACGACTGGATGCGAAGGTTAACCTGGCGGGCGGCATCAATGAGGATTTTTACCTTGCACAGCTTGCTGCCCTGGGCAGACCAGACGCTACCATCACGCGATACGACAAAAGCACGTTCACCTGCTCATCAGCCTGCACTGACGCTGTGAATGCGCCGGAATGGCGGTATTACTGGCAGGTCAACATGCCAGCCGCCACCAACACCACCTGGATGACATGTGGCGATCCCTGTGATTCCGCACTGCGTATCTGGGGCGACACCGTTGTCGAGTGTGTGCTTAACAAACTCTGCCCGTCGCATACCTACGTAATTTTTAAATATCCGGAGTAATTCATGCATCGTATAGACACGAAAACCGCGCAGAAGGATAAGTTCGGCGCGGGTAAGAACGGTTTTACCCGTGGTAACCCCCAGACCGGCACACCTGCCACCGATCTGGATGATGACTACTTTGACATGTTGCAGGAGGAGCTTTGCAGCGTTGTGGAGGCCTCCGGTGCCAGCCTGGAGAAAGGGCGGCACGACCAGTTGCTTACCGCGCTTCGTGCGCTGCTGTTAAGCCGCAAAAATCCGTTTGGCGATATCAAATCGGACGGCACGGTGAAAACGGCTCTCGAAAACCTTGGTTTAAGAGCAAGCGGGCAGTACACCGATAATTTGTTATTTACAGGTCCTGATGGTCTTAAGATTCAGGTGTTTCGCCGGACGCTCGCAAATTTGACTACTGTCGGTGTAGTAAATTCTGTGCCAGTGACTTTCCCTGTCCCGTTCCCTGTTAATTGCTGGGGCGTTTTTTCTACCAAATTAACATGGGTTCAGATAACTAACTCATGCGAGTGGGTAAGCAATACAGGATTTACCGCTCAGGTCATGATGAATATTGCTGTAAATACAAACACCTCAGACGCTATGTTTTTAGCTATAGGATATTAATATGAATCGTTTTGTGTTCAGTCCATCTGAGTCCCGTTTTTATGCCATCGAGTGGCAGGCTGATTATGTTGATAATAATTGTTGGCCACATGATGCCATTAACGTTAGTGACAGTATTTATTATGAGTTTTCCGGCACTCCCCCTACAGGTAAGCAACTTATAACTTTAAATAACATGCCAGCATGGGGTGATATTCCTCCACCTACACGAGAAGAATTAATTGTCGCTGCTGATGTGGAGAAGCAAAAAAGAATAGATTTAGCCAATGATTACATGAACGGTAAGCAATGGCCTGGTAAAGCAGCTATTGGTCGTCTGAAAGGTGGGGAACTGGCACAATATAATTTGTGGCTGGATTATCTGGACGCACTGGAGCTGGTCGATACCGCCAGTGCGCCAGATATTGAATGGCCTACGCCTCCGGCAGTTCAGGCAAGATGACATCCGGCGCGGTGCTGGTATCTGTTGCCGTCACCGCGTCAATGTAATCCAGCACAGTGTTAAGGCTGGTTGTTTCTGCCTGCGTCAGTTTACGTCCGGCCTGCAATTTCAGCTGAATCAGACTGATTGAAGCCATTGCAGTATCAATCAGTGACTGGCGCTGTGCTTCTGCTGCATCTACTGCGGCGCTATGCTGTGCTTCGGTATCCGTCACCCATTTCTCACCATCCCATTTATCGTATGGCGTTAACGGGGCGATAGTGGTTGTATTATCAGGGTAATCACCCGGAGCTGTGATTTCTTTTGATTCTCCTGTTTCGGTGCTAAAGACGATTTCACCGCGATGGTCTGGCACATATTCCCATGAGTTAAAATCTACAGATCGGCAGATTGCATAACCAGCTTTGTATGTGCCAGGGGCATCTAAACAGGAATATGCAGGGATACCGACACCCACAGCAAGATATTCAGTTGATGTGGAAATATATTCCCGTGTTTCGCCATCATAGTTATAGACGGTAATATTCCCCGCCTTTGTAGCAATAAACTCGCTATTTAATACAGCGTTATCCATTATGCAGCCCTCACGATATAGTTAAATGCAATATTCCGTGGACGGGTTTCATTTATCCCATATGCTGTTGTTCTCTGATTCCCGACAAAATATCCATTTGGATTAGAAGATACA